TCTCGTGAACAGTATGATGTAGCTGCTGACGAGTTTATGGATAGTAGGTGGGCAGAACAGGTAGGTGATCGTGCAGTAGAGGTCACTGAACTTATAAGGTCAGGCGAGTACAGATAATGCCGTTACGCAAGCTAAGTCTTCGCCCCGGTGTGAACAAAGAAGTTACACGTTATGTGGACGAAGAGGGCTGGTTTGACTCTGATAAAATACGTTTTCGCTCAGGATACCCAGAGAAAATAGGCGGTTGGCAGCGTATATCCGCTAACACGTATTTAGGTGTAGCACGTTCTTTATCTAACTGGGTAACTCTATCCAGCCAAAAATTAGTTGGTATCGGCACCAACTTAAAATTTTATATAGAAAAAGGTGGAGAGTATTTTGACGTAACGCCTGAACGCACACCTTCTGGGGTATCCCTCACTGACCCTTTTACCACTGTTAGTGGATCTACCACTGTCACCGTTACAGATGCTAATGGCGGCTACATAAATAATGATTTTGTTACGTTTAGCGGAGCTTCTGCGGTGGGTGGTCTTACACTAAACGGCGAGTTCCAGATAACTTATTCTACTGGTAATACTTATACCATACAGGCTAGCAGCGCAGCTTCTTCATCAGCTTCAGGTGGTGGTTCTGTAACGGCTAAATACCAAATAAATGTCGGCCCAGAGTTTGTAGTGCCGTTAGTAGGTTGGGGTGCTGGTGGGTGGAATGAAGGCACATGGGGCAATGGTGCTACTTCTACAGACTCTTTGCGTTTATTTAGCCAATCCAATTTTGGTGAAGACCTAATATTCGGGCCACGCGGAGGTAGTATTTACTACTGGGATGCTAGTAATGGGCTTACTACACGAGCGGTAGAGTTATCCACGTTATCTGGAGCATCCAATGTACCTGTCATACAAAATTTCATATTTGTATCTGACGTAAGTAGGTTTGTGTTTTGTTTTGGAGCTAATACGTTAGGAGTAACTACACAAGACCCTATGCTCCTTAGATGGTCAGACCAAGAAGACCCAACTAATTGGACTCCTAGCGCCACTAATCAAGCTGGCGATCTAAGGCTATCTATAGGGTCAGAGATAATAAACGCCGTACAAGCTAGCCAAGAAATATTGGTTTGGACAGATGCTGCGCTGTATGCACTTCAGTATGTTGGTGCTCCTATAGTGTGGGGATCGCAGTTACTAGCAGACAACGTATCCATAGCTTCACAAAATTCTGCGGTGTTTGCTGCGGGAGTGACTTACTGGATGGGCTTAGATTCGTTTTATGTATACGACGGTAGAGTTTCAGTGCTGCCATGTTCTGTAAAACGTCATGTGTTTCGTGACTTAAACTCTGAGCAAAGAGAACAGTCGTTTGCAGGATCTAACGAAGCCTTTAGTGAAGTATGGTGGTTCTACCCATCAACAGGTTCGACAACAGTGGATAAATACGTTGTCTACAATTATGAACAAAATATCTGGTATGTGGGTAGTTTATCAAGATCTGCTTGGCTGGATGCGGGTGTAAGGCAGTTTCCTACTGGGGCCACTTACAGTAACAATCTAGTCACTCACGAAGATGGTTTGGATGACAATGAAAGTGGAACTAATACAGCCATAACAGCATTTATTACTTCTGGTGAATTTGACATAGAAGATGGCGATAAATTTTCATTTATACGGCGTATTTTGCCTGACATAACTTTTGATGGCTCTACAGCAGAAAGCCCCACAGCCACACTAGAGTTATTGCCACTACAGTCATCGGGTTCTGGGTACAACGATCCCCGTTCAGAAGGAGGGTCGAACAGCGCCTCTGTTATACGATCTGCCACAGTGCCCGTAGAAAAATACACTACTCAAGTAAACACTCGTGTTCGAGGCAGACAGCTATCTATTAAAGTACAATCCGATGCTTTGGGTGTGCAGTGGCAGTTGGGGGCACCTAGATTAGACATACGTCCTGACGGAAGAAGATAATGCCAGCAGATATAACCTTTGTAGCACCTCGACTACCAGATCCTCCTAAAGAGTACCAAAAGACGTTTCTTGAACGATTCAACAATACCTTACGTTTGTATTTTAATCAGTTGGATGACGGCATAAGGAAAGCAGCCACATCACCTGAAGCTCAAGCACAGGCATGGTTCCTTGGCTAATCAATACAAAAACGCAAAAGTAGATTTGACGGCTACCACAGCCACTACGCTCTATACGTGCCCTACGGCAACTACAGCGATTGTTAAATCTATTCTTGTGTCTGAAGATTCAGGGAATGCGGATACCATAACAGTTACGCTAACCAACGCATCTGCTGCGGTATTTAGTTTATTTAAGACTAAAGCAGTTAGTGCTAACGCTACAGTAGAGCTACTAACTGCACCCATAGTAGTAGAAGAATCGGAGATACTAAAAGTAACTGCTGCTACCGCTAATAGGCTTCATGTGGTAGCTAGTTTGTTAGAGATTTCTTGATGTTTGAACCTGATATAAATTTTGATCCAAGATTATTACCGCCTTATGGAGTTTCTCCCCGTAGGCGCATACCACCTGTTGCACCGAAAACACCGCAGGAAGAAACAAGGGATGTTGTAGGGGTAAGACCGAATGTAGATCCAAGAGAGCAGACTGCTGTTACGCCTGTAACTCCCGTAACTCCCGTAACTCCTGTAGCTCCTGTAGCTCCTGTAGCAACTCAAACGTCTGCGCCAATAACTCAATCAGAACCACTCGTAGCTCCTATAGCTCCTGTAACATCTGCACCTACATCTGTGGCACCTGCACCTACATCTGTGGCACCTGCACCTACATCTGTAGCACCTGCACCTACATCTGTAGCACCTACAGAAGAGTCAATACAGACACGCGGAGAAAATAAACCTGTAACGGCTAAAGAGGCCATTAGTAATTACAAAAGCACTCTGCTTAATGCAGCAGATAATAATGTTTATGACACAGTAGATGACGTGGATGAAGTGGACGACTTTTATGACAGAGTGTATAGAAACACTGTCATAGATCCACTAGACCCCAAAGCTGCTATTGATCGCAGCATAAGCAGAGAGGGCATTCAAGAAGAGGGTATAGATAAGGCAGTAAAGACCCAAGATGCTAGGAAAAAACCAAAACTAGACTTCACGCCTGACCAATATATATCTGAAGTGGGTGGCCCAGAATACCTAAAGGGGTTGAAGGGTGGTGTAGGCGTAGATACAGACGTAGTTAAATCTGCTTATGGCACAATAGCTAATACCAGCGGTGCAGATACTGCGGCAGCATTAAGTAGTTACTATGGGTTTGAAGTTACACCTAGTGTGGGTGAATCAAATATTAGTAGCTTTGGTGGTAATTACGAAGAACATACCTCTGCCTCGCAAGAGCAAATTTCTGAGTTCCAATCACTAGTTAAACCCATACTCGCAGAAACGATACCTTATCTACAAGCTACGGAGGGATTAGGGTATCAAGAGGCTTTAATAGAAGCGTATAAACGTGATCCTATGCTTCAGGCCATGTATGCCAAGTACGGTGTACAGCCTATTCGCCAAACAAAAGACGGGTCTACCTACCTATATGACCCTATGACTTTTGGTGAAATACGCACCAAAGAAGTTAAAGATACCTCTGTTAAAGACGCCCTTAAAACGGTGGCTCTCGTAACCTTATCTGTAGTCGGCGGTGGAGCACTTGCCAGTACGGCTGCATTTGGCGGCGGCACCTCCGCAGTAGGCACTGCGTTAGCTAAAGGTATTACTTCTGCTGGTATAACCGCAGCTACAGGTGGAGACACCAATGACATCATAAAATCTTTTGCTCTAGCTGGGGCAGGAGGGTATGTAGAAGGACTTAATGCGAACGCAGCAGATTTAGCAAACAAAGCCAGTGCAAACGCATTTACTTTAGGTGCTGCGGCACCAGACCCTGCACTAATACAAGCGGCAAATTCTGCCGCAAAAACTGCCGATACAGTTAACAAAATAGTGAAAACAGCCAAGTTTGTAGATGCGGCAGCGGATGGACGTTTAGTCGGTGCTGTTCTTGCAGTGAAAGGGCCAGAATTAACTAAAGCAGCACTCGATAAAGTAGGGTTTACTGAAGATTTTTTAGATAACTACAACATTAATAGGGACGATTTAGAGGCAGGACTTAACAAAACTCAAATGGAGCTAGCAAAGGGTGCCGATTTTGGTGACGCTATATTCAGGGGTTTTGGTGAATACATCATGGAAGGCGGTGCATTAGGGCCGAACAACATCGAAACACCTAAATTCCTCAAGATGATTGGAGATGCAATAGCAGAAACAGGTAGCGCCATAGACGATCTTATTCTTCAACCAGTCAAGGATACCGTAGAGCCTGTCATAGACGTTGCAAAAGATGTAGGCAGGTCAATAGACGACAAAGTGCTACAGCCTGTTAAAGAAACCGTACAAGAAGTAACTGAACCTATAACTAAACCAATAGTCGAAACGACTAAAGAGGTAGGCAGGAAAGTAGATGATGAATTGATACAACCTGTAAAAGAAACCGTTGAAGAGGTGTATGAGAATCTGCCTGAAGTAGATGTGGATTTACCTGAAGTAGATGTGAACTTACCTGAAGTAGATGTGAACTTACCTGAAGTAGATGTGAACCTACCCAGTGTAGGCTTAGGTGCACCGTTTAGTCTCCCTAGATCACCTCGGTACATACGAGATACAGGGTACACAATATTTGATAAGGGTGAACGAGAGGCAGAAGTAGATATAATAGCTAAATACTTAGCTGGTTTAGATAGGTCTTTTGCTGGTGGTGGTGCGGCAAAAGGCTCTTATGGTAGTGTTGATGAGCTACTGCGTATAGTCGGAGGCAAGTGATGTTTTTAAATTTACCTTTTATGGGCACTTCCACAAAGTATGACGAAAGCGAAATATCGTTTGATGACCTTGACGACCTACTAAAAACCTCTGGCCCTTCTACGTCTGGCCCAGCCGATGCTGATATTGATTACAATATGTTTATCAACTATGGCACAGACGATGACCCTTTATATGGGTTTGAGCTTGACGATTTATTAAGAACATCTGGCTCTAGCAAATCTGGCCCAGCCGATGCTGATATTGATTACAATATGTTTGATAAATCGGCCTCAAGTCGCCCAAATTTGTTCCAAAGAGTAATGTCATCACTAGGAATTAATGTTGGCAACTCGCCCATAGGCGGGACTCTAGCAGCTTTAGCTCTAGCAAGTGCACTCAGAGACCGTGGTAAATTTAGCCCCAAAGTTCCTCAAGTTGGGTATCAAGGTGAGGTGCCTAAACTAACTGCTATACGCGAACGAATAGAACGCGATGATACAGGTCGTCGCCCCGGCAGTGCGGGTAGGCGTTATTTTTCTGACGTTATATACGCAAAAAGACCGGAAGGCGAAGAGCGCATGACAGTGGAAGAAGCGCGTGCCGCAGCTAAAAAACAGGCAGAAGGTCTTGCGAGAGGTGGTTCAGTATTACAGGGTGGGGGCTATTTAGAAGGTGATTCTGACGGTCAAGCTGATCTTGTAAAGGGCAATATTGATGGTGTGCAAGAAGCACGGTTGAGTCATGGAGAGTTTGTGTTACCTGCTGACGTTGTAGCAATGCTTGGTAATGGTAACTCTGATGCGGGTGCAGATGCGCTACAGGATTTTATGAAAAGTGTCCGTACTAAAGCTACTGGCAACCCCAAACAACAGAAAAATATAGATGCAGATAAAGTGCTTGCGATGTTATCAAAGAGGGCTAAAGCATGAGTGATCCAACTGATCCTACAGGCGAAATAGCTGGCACACAGTCAGGTCTTGCTGAGTATGCTGGCCCTTACGTTACCACCATGCTTGGCGAGACTGAAGCTCTTGCCGCTGCGCCTTATCAAGCATACACAGGGCCGCTTACTGCTGGAGAAAGTGGACTCCAAACAAAAGCATTTGCTGGATATGGGGGTATAGATCCTAACCAAACAACTACTGTAAATACGTTTGGTGGTAACTTTGGCCTTGGCTCTAAATATCAAGCAGGGTTTACTCCTGAGTCTTATGACTTGTCTGGCATGAAAGCTCGACGATTTACAGGTAAACAAGTAGATAGGTACATGAACCCTTATCTACAAGCTGCACTAGAGCCGCAGTTAGCAGAAGCAAGGCGTCAAGCAGAGATAAGCCGCATTGCTGACACAGGAAGACTAACTAGAGCAGGTGCTTTTGGTGGTAGTCGTCAAGCTGTTATGGAATCTGAGGGAGGACGTAATCTAGCCGATATACAGGCAAATATTACTGGTAAAGCCTATTTAGATGCGTTTACACAAGCGCGTGACCAATTCAACACAGAACAAAAGATGCGCCAGCGTATCGCTGAAGTCGGTGTAGATCAGTTTAATAAAGAACAACAAGAACAGCGTTTAGCAGAAGAAAGAAGAAGAGATCAGTTTAATATTCGTAAAAGACGCAGGGATGCTGCACGAGAAGACAGACGTGACCAATTCAACCAAGAAGAACGTCGTAGAATTGCAGCAGAAGAAGCTGATCGTCGTTATGGTTTAAGTGCGTTACGGGATATACGTGAAGCTGGTCGAGAGCAGCGTGATATTGAGCAAGAGGGTATAACTGCCGACTATCTACAGTTTGAAAAAGAACGTATGCAGCCTTTTGAGATGCTGCGATTTAAGTCAGACATGCTCCAAGGTTTACCGATAGGAGCCACTCAACGTGAGTTTGTAGATCCTAGCAGTGTGAGTGAACTAGGAACAAATACAGCATATCTTATAGAGCTTTTACGATCCTTTGGAATCTTACCGCCTGAAGCAAGCACAAGTCCGGGCACAGGCACAGATCCGGGCACAGGCACAGATCCAGAGACAGGCACATAGTCATGTTAGATAACATTATTAGCCAAGTTGAAAGAACTCAAGATGCCTACGCCGGTAATTTTGAAGAACTACAGAAGCGAGCGAATGTAACTCAAGATCTAGTAGATCTATTAGCCATGCAAAAGCTCAAGAAAGACCTTGATGCTGCAAAAAACGAAATGATGGCTAATGCACAAACCGATCCGAGCACGGTAAAAGACCAGTTAGAACAGGGTCTTAGAAGCGAATATATCCGAAAAGAATCTGAAGCGGTGAGTAATGCTTCTCAAGGAATAGCTCAACAGCAGCAGATGGCTCAACAGCAGCAGATGGCTCAACAGCAGCAGATGGCTCAAGGGATGATGAGCGGAGCACGCCCAGTGCAGCTAGCACAAGGCGGTATTGTTGGGTTTAGTGAAGCTGGAAGTGTGCAAGTGCCAGAAGGGCTAGGCTCAGATGAGTTAGCTGAGTTTTTGAAAGCGCAAGTAGAAAGAATGAACGCGCCTGCCATTGTAAAATTAGAAGAATTCAAACGTCTTATGGCAGAACAAGGGTTAGATCCACTTGGTAGATTTCTTGCTGAAGAAGAGGATGAAGAGAGAGTTTTATCAGGAACGACTAGGCGTCGTGTGCGAAGGGACAGAGACAATGTAACACCTCTAGAGACCTCGGTTGATGAAATTGTAGAAAGTGATGCTGAAGAGGTTGCTGCTGCACAGCAAGAGGCTATTGATCAAGCCAACGTTGCTGCACAACTAATGCAACAACAGAGACAACAAGATATTCAAGACGTACTTAGTTTACAGGATATTCCAGAGGGGCTTACGGCTTATACAACAGACCCAGCGTTGCGAACCAGTGCACAAGAAGAGCTATTATTGAATGCTGGGTTAGCGGGAGATGAGGCTGTATCTAGATTAGAAGGACTTGCTCAAATAAGTGATAGTCGTCAAAGACTTAAAGATGCACAAGACCGAATAAGAGAATCGTACGAGGCTGCGACTCCATCGCGTTTGGATAGAATAGTTGATGTTCTTGGTGCTGCGGGTACTCGTGCTTCAAGAGCAGGAATTGGCGGGAAACTACGTAGGGAAGAAGCTGAACGTAGAAGACAACTTGACCAAGATCTTTTTGCTGTTGATACAACGGCTATGGAACTTAATAGACGCTTCGGTGCAGATGCTGCTAATGCGTATCAAAACGCTGTAAATGGTGTTAATGAGCAGAAAGCTAACGCTCGTTCTTTCTTAGCAACCGCCGACGCGGCAGAGAAAAAATCTGTTGTTGATATAGCCAACGCATCACTAACAGCACAAACCAATGTCAGATCAATAATAAATGACATGGAACGTAATCGTTTAACGGAACTAAAAATAACCGAAGAAAACATAGAAACTGCCGCAAACAACATATTAAACCTCAAGCTAAAAGTATTTGAACAACGAGCTGTGGTACAAGCAGATGTAAATGCGATGCCCCAATTCATGAAATTAGGCACCGGGCAGTTATCCGAAAAAGAAGAAGAGATACTTACGAAGCAAAGAGACACTTTGGTGGAGGCTCAATCAGCCGACCTTGAACGATTTGAAAGAATGTTAGATACAAAACAATTGGAAATTGAAGCCGCAAAGCAACGTATGGGGGGTCTCAGAACACCTATTTCTTACACTTCATCTGAAGAAGGCAATGCTGCCTTAGCTAGTGCAAACAGCGGCCCCTAAATGCCTACATTAGCGGAGGCAAGAAGAGCTATAGATGTACTAGAAGCTCGTGGGGATATGGCAGGAGCAGCCGCAATCCGACGAGATATAGAACGCGCTGGACTGTCTTCAATCTTTGAACCCAACTACGCCGCACAAATTGAAGAAAGAGAACGGCAACGCCGCGAACGTCTAGAGGAACTTCGTGAACGCGAACGTGATCTTGCTTTACAGTATAGAGAAGCTCAACGCGGCTCTCTTGCTAGAGGGCTAGATATTGGCACAGACATAGTAGGGCAGGCTACAGGCTCTACTCTTGAAGGTCTTGGTAGGATTTTAGGTCTTGAAGGACTTGAACAGTACGGTGCCGAAGTAGCTCTTGAAAATGAAGCTGACGCGCAACGCAAAGCACGGTTCCAAACCAGATTCGACGATATTGAAGGCGTTGGAGACTTCTTTTCTTATTTAGGTGGTATAGCTGCTGAGTCTGCTCCCGCAATGGCTGCGGGTATTGCTGGCGGTATTGGAGCCGCTGCCGCTGCCCCGCTTTTAGGTCTAGGAGCTTTGGGTACTGGTATTGCCGGTGTTGCCGGTGCTAGTGCCGCTGGTTTGCCGTTCTTTTATGGTATGAACCGTGAGCGGCAAAAAGAAGCCATAGAGGCAGGGCTTAGAACTGAAATAGATGAAGGTGCAGCAGCCCTTACTGCAATACCTCAAGCAATACTTGACGGTATTGTTGACCGCTTACTGGTTGGTGGGCTTGGACTTACCAATCGTACTATCGGCGGGGGAGGTATATTTACTCGTGGAACTAAAGGCACTGTAGCCGGTGCTGTAGTAGAAGCGCCCACAGAAATAGGACAACAAGTTCTTGAGCGTGCTCAAGCAGGACTGCCTATAGATGACGAAGAGGCTCTTGCTGAATATCGTGAAGCTGGTATAGCTGGTGGTCTGTTAGGTGGTTCCATACGTGGTACTACCACTGTGCTCGGTGGCGACGTTGCGGCTAGAGAAGACGCTGAAGCTAGACTTCAAACTGAAAAAACAGAAGAAGCGATAAGGCAAAAAGCAGAGGAAGTAGTTAGCGGTGAAGTGCCTGCTGGTGATGATATTGCAGCGGTTACAGTTATTGAACGCGAGGGAGAAGAGCCTGAAATAGTCGTTGAAACTGAAGAAGAGCGTAAGAAGAAAGTAGATGAGGCTGTAGAGGAACTTCAAAAGAAACGAGAGGAAACGGGTAAAGAAGTAACTGACGCACCTCCTGTCGTAGATGAAACAGTTGAAGAAGCGGTTGAGGAAGTAACTGAAGAAGTAACTGACGCACCTCCTGTCGTAGATGAAACAGTTGAAGAAGTAACTGACGCACCTCCTGTCGTAGATGAAACAGTTGAAGAAGTAACTGAAGAAGCAGTTGAAGAAGTAACTGAAGAAGCAGTTGAAGAAGTAACTGAAGAAGCAGTTGAAGAAGTAACTGACGCACCTCCTGTCGTAGATGAAACAGTTGAAGAAGTAACTGAAGAAGTAACTGACGCACCTCCTGCCGTAGATGAAACGGTTGAAGATAGAAGGCTAGTTCTAGCGCAAGATCTCATAAATATTCAGAGAGAAATATCTGCGCTCGAAGAAGGTTCAGCAGAACGTGCTGTTGCGGAGCTAAGAAGAATAGAACTTATAGAGGAGATACAAACAGAACTTACAAATGAACCGGGAACCGAGCCTGATATAGACGGTGTAGTAACACGTTTAGAGGATTTTGTTACTGACTTCCGGGAAGTTGGTGACGTAGAGCAACAAGTAGAACCGCAAACTGGGGTTCAAAAACGCCGCAGAACCGCCGAAGAAATAAAAGATGAACCTGATTCTACGCCTGTAGAGTTTGAAGAAGCACAAGATACGTTAGACGAACAGCTAGTCGATACTGATGCTGATGAGGCATTGCTAACAGAACAGGCGGAAGAGCTTGCAGAAGCTGTTGAAAACGTACGCCAACGTAAAGAAGAGATAGAGGGGCAAAAAACTCCTCGCGCTAAAAAAACTCCCCGACTACCACAGAATGAACGCTTGAAACTTATGCAAGAGTTTCATAAAGAGCGAGTGGAGGAAGCAAAAGAGTATGGTGATAAACCTCCCACACGCAAAGAATCATACGACGAATATGCAAGGCTAGAAAATGCAAATCCTAATCTAAGAAGGATTGAGGGCACACAATATTCCGTTGGCGACAAAGCGGGTCTACAACGATTTCCAGAATCGGAAGAAATAGCCCAAGGCAAAACGCCCGAAAAGCTAACAGCGGAACGTGACCGGCTGTTAAAAGAAACAGTAGGCGGTACTTTAGTAGATGCTGTAAAGAATGTTCAACGTAACGCTAACAATCCGTTTGAGTTACTACTGGCTAAAAATCTAGTCAAATTAATTCAACGCATGGAAAACATCGGTTACGACTTTAAGTACCGTGTGAACAAAGTAGGGGGGAATGTTGTAAAGACCGGCGTGCGAGGTCAAGCGGTTTATGACTATAAAAAGCAAAGAATAATCGTACGTTTAAAAGCAACTGATAGCGCACTCTCTGCACACAACGGACTTACTCATAAAACTTTGCTACACGAAGCCATACACGCTGTGACGATGGCTACCAATGCTGCTTTTGAGCGCGAGTTAATACCAACCACCAATAAATTACAAAGAGACGCTGCTGATCTATCTAATTTATATTCAGAAATAATGAGGTATATAGAAAAGCAAATAAATGATTACATTGAAGATCCTACTAAGACAGACGATGATTACGATGACCTGCACCCCGTCATAAAAAGTTTAGCTGGTGAGGGGACAGGAACAAATTATCTAACAGATCCAAACGAGCTGTTGGCGTGGGGACTCACCGACAGTGAAATGCAAGATTTTCTTGACTCTGTTCCGTACAACCCTCGCACTGGTGAAGTGGGTAAAGGCACCTCTACATTGTGGAAAGCTCTTGTAGACGCCCTACGTAAATTATTGAGTTTACCGCCAAAAGATAATACTGCTTTAAATGAACTGTTGCGGGTGCAAACTTCACTGTTAAATCCAAGGGAATCAGATCTAAAAGGCGTAAAAGAAGGATTTGACAACCAGACGAAGCAGCTTGCAGAAGCTGAAGAAGACTCATCGGTCGTGCAAGCACGGACGCCAAACTTTGCGCTGGTTAGTAGACCGGAAGAATATGCGTCTAAGACGTTATCTAGTGCTTACAAAAATATACCCATACTTAATTCCAAAGGCGTGCAACGTATACAAGACGTGGTTGCAGACTCTTCAATACCAGAAAGGGGTAGAAGTGCCATATTGGGCTTCCTTAGTCTTAACGGTCTGGATATGTTGGCTAGAAAGTACATACCTAAGATCGGCAAAGTTAGAGAGCTAGTGCTGAAAGAAGGTGGGCGGCTACAGGAACTTAAACGGCCTGTGGATGCAACGATTAATAAAATATCTAATTTCGCTAAAAACAATAAAAAGAAGGTAGATATTCTTAATAGGCTGATGCCATACAGCTCTTTAATCGGCGTAGACCCGTCTAAAGACAGAAAGACGTATGAAGAAGACGCTGACAAGTTAGCCGAATACGATGCTATGCACGCATCGGATGGCGATTGGACTTCACTGGGAGAGGACGGGCAGAAGATCTATAGAACGATTCGTAACACTTACGAAGCGTTGTACAAGCAAGTCGGTGAAGTGCTGAAAGTAAGGCTTGAAGCCACAAACTTAGATCCCGAAAAACGCAAGAACGTCTACGACGAACTAATTAATAAGCTATATAAAAACGCCACCATTGACCCTTATTTTCCTTTGATACGTGAAGGCGAGTACCGATTAGAGTACACCGCCACTGATCCAAATACAGGGCAGAGCGAGTATTTTACGGAGTCCTTTGAATCTAAGTCTCAGCGTAGAAAAGCTATGGAGGAGCTAAACGCAATCGCAGATGAGATAAATCTCACGGATATGCGAGCGTTCCGAGGCAACGAAAAGCCAAGGTACAACAACGCACCTGCTGGGTCTTTTGTAAACAATGTGCTTAACGTGTTAAGTGCAAATGACGTAGAGGAAGGCGTCCGAGACGAAGTGATAAAACTCTTTTTGGACACGTTACCTGAAAGATCTTTTGCACAATCATTTAGAAGTCGTGAGGGATACCGTGGTTTTATTGGCGACCCCGCGATCTTACGAGACGCTAAATATCCACAACACGATATGGTACGGGCCTTACGCATCCGCACCGCATCTGTCGCACGCCAAATTGTGCGGATGGAGTTTGCCTCAGAGTTTCAAAAACTAGAGGCTGAGTTAGACGAAGACTTCAAAAAATATGACAAGTCAAATGCCTCGCAGAAAGACAAAGACGCAGCTAGACAGTATCTCGCAGAAGTAAAGAAACGCATCGACTTCGCTAAAAATCCTGACGTAGAGAATTGGGCTAAAAACCTCACTACATTCGGGTTTGCCACAACTTTAGGTCTGAACTTGTCTTCCGTGTTGGTCAACTTCTCGCAGATACCTATGGTAATTGCTCCACACTTAGCAGGCACTAGGGGTGATGATGGCGAGTATTTTGGTTATAGCGATACTACAAAAGCCATAGGAGAGGCTGTACGACTATTTAAGAATGCAGGGAAAACTGATGAAAACTATAAATACCTGCCGTTTATTAAAAAACGTGAAGCCCCAGCAGAAGCTATGGGGCCAGATGGCACTGAACAAGTTATGGTTCCTGCGGCTCCATCCATTGATAACTACGATTATGGCGCTGAAGGCATACCTCCAGAAATAAAAGAATTTGAAATGCTGGCTAAAGTTGCAGAGGAACAAGGTCAGCTAAATAAATCCATCGTGTACGACACGTTGGACATGGAAGAGATTGATAGCGTACGAGGAAAGATCGGCGCAGTCTCCGGGTTCCTGTTTCATCATGGTGAACGTATGACACGTCAGGTGGGTCTTGCTGCGGCCTATCGTTTGAAAGTGGACTCGATGAAGCGTGCCAAGAACAATTTGTCCAAAGCAGATTTTAACGCTCTGTCTCCGAAAGAAAAAGCCAACATCAAATTAAGTGAAGCTGAATACCGTGAAGCTGCTGAGTTTGCTGTATATGAAGTGGAGCTTACCAACGGCGGCACTGCCGCTGCATCCGCTCCGAGATATGCTCAACGAAACATTGGTAAGGTTGCTTTCTTATACAAACGCTATGGCATACAGATGGTAGAGCTTATAGCTAAATTAGCTAATGAGTCTATTAGGGGTACACCGGCAGAAAAGGCACAGGCGCGTAGACAACTGTTTGGTGTCATGGGTGGTTCAGCGTTAATGGCAGGCGCTCAAGGTTTACCGTTATACGGTGTGGTTGCCACGGTTTATGATCTGTTTAAGGGTGATGACGACGAAGATTTTGATACTGTAGTTCGCAAGACTATAGGAGAAGAACTTTACTCAGGCCCAGTCAATGCTGTTCTTGGTGTAGATGTAGCAAGCCGAATGGGATTATCCGACCTTATATTTCGAGACAGGCTGATAGAGAAGCAACAGCCGTTCTTGTATGACCTTATTGAAGTGCTTGGTGGCCCTGTGGTTGGTCAAACACTGCAAATAGATCGCGGAATTGACAAAATGCTAGATGGCGAAATCTATAGAGGTGCGGAGTCAATGGCTCCTGCTTTCTTACGTAACCCATTAAAAGCGTACCGATTCTACGAAGATGGCGCTAAAACGCAACGTGGTGACGTAATTGTAGAAGATATATCCGCGCCCTTACTTGTAGCACAGTTTTTTGGTTTTGCTCCTGCTTCGTATACCAGACAACTTGCTGAGAATGCTCAACTCAAGAAAATATCTAGTAAAGCCGCGAAACAACGCACCGGCTTGTTACGTAAATACTACTCAGCCGTACGAGCTGGCGACTATTCTAGGGCGATGCGTTTACGACAAGAAATGCTAGAGTTCAATTCAACCTACCCTAGTTTCGCCATAACACCAGACACTATAAAAAGATCTATGGCGCAGCACATGCGTACGTCAAAAAAGATGCACTACGGTGTCACTATTAACCCTCGCATGTTCAATGACATGAAACAGAGTGCTGCCGAATACGATGACACCCTAACCATATGGGACAACTTGGGATTGTAAAACCCCTCTACCGCAGTGAAGGGAAGTCTACGATAGAGGGGCAGGAGAGAAGATAAGACCTCTGGAGACCGACCTTATCGAAGCGGATCGTATCACACGATTCTCCATACGCGAACACCTGAAAACGGCTTTTCTATAACCATTTTCGCACGCACATCCCACTCCAACTCTTCTACGCAGATACGTTTCACCTGCTGCAACGCTTTGTTTGTGTTGATACACGGTATGAATACTGAACTTCCGACCACCATAGCACCCCAGTCAACAACGATGCGTACCCCGTCAGGGTTCAAGTCATACAACCTTAGCGTTATGTCTGACATCTACTCTTCGGTGTCGTATAGATTATCCTCACCCTCGGTGGTATCTCCAAACAAGTTACAGTCAACGGCTATCACCCTGCTGTTCGGTAGCATTGATCCTGCATGAGTGCCTTTGCCAAGCCGCATCTGTACACGCTTGCCACCCATGTTTTTCATCATGCCCTCTACAAATGCACTGTAGTCAATCTGATGTGTAGCGCACCACGACTTCAAAAACTTAGGAACTATGTACGCTTTCTTTGTATCTGTCTCATAACGTGCTACCAGCTTACCCTTCGGTAGTGCGTCAGGTATTACGATGTTGTCTAGCCCGTTACCAGACGTGCTACGTAGGTCATCAGTGCTTTTAAGAATCAGTATGTTGTTGTAGTTCTCCGTCAAATAGTCAGTCAAAGTCTGCTCTACAGAGACCCCCATATCTTCAACCGCTGCCTTGTTAGCCTTCAACAGCGCGATAGTCCATGCAAATAAACCTTTTAGATCGTAGTCAACAAGCCCTAAATGACATGCGATACGTGCACCGGCTATCGTGCAAGCAGCACCGGCAGACCAAAAACGATTTTCAGAGGTAAGCCCTGCTTTTCTATCTATGAGTTTTTGTGTGGCTAAAACAAGATTTCTGACTGAATCTAAGTTCTGCATAACGTACTGTATGTAGATTATACCTGCGTGCCCATAATTATCTTTGAGGGCCATATCAAAAGTATCAGTCTCCTCTTTGCTTTCAGTATCACTGAACACACGCTCTGCTCTCCACTCTAGTATCCGCTGGGCCTCTGCTTTCGGCGCTTGCTTATCTGCTGAAATACGCTGAACGACGCTTGCGTTGCCGGTGGTAACACATAGAAAATGCCATGACTCCCCACGAGTGCGTTCTTGGTTAGAGCCACTAGACATGCGACCACGTTGTTCTCCAGCGGATATTTGGTAAACCAAATTACTTAGCTGCTTCCCTTCCGTGTTGGTCAATTCATCTATATAGAACGGTAGGTTACGTAACAGTTCTGCACGATTAAATTTGAACGCATCGGTAGCGGCTTCGGGTGTCATCATGCCCTTTTCAGCCCCCCATACCGAGGCTGCTACCCGTATAGCTGCGGTTTTACCAGTCCCACTCAAGTTGTTATGTACATGCAACGCGCAAGCATTTTGGGGTAAGAAATTCATCAAAGGAGAACCGAATGCCGTGCACACAACATATTGGTGCATCCGTAACTCTGGCCTAGTGTTGTAGAAATTAGCCATTTTCTTCCACGCATCCAACGTGCCCTTCGGTTGAAAGTACGAGATGTAAGCAGCGGTAGATGTGGATGGGGGGTTATGTTGAATATAATCTGCGTGTATTTCTTTATCGCCCACGATGAACGCACCCATAGTTTCGTCAGCCCAACCAAACTGCCGATGCGCGGTGTCTGCTGTAGAAGTTGTCTGTAACTCGTTTACCCAAGTAATCATATACTGCATCAAATCGTCTATTCGTGGGACGGCAACGCCCTGCATCGCCATATTCTTACGGAACTCTTCACGAGAAGTCATTGCTGTAAGCGGCATCGTGAACTCTCGCACACCGTCTTTCGGCAGGTGTATTCTACAAACCACAGTCTCACCTGCTTCCACATCTAGTATGCGTTGTGTCACGTATACATCGTGATGATAGATAACATGCTCATCGACTTCTCCGTCTTGGCTGATGTTCCTGACGTACACACCGCCGTTAGACCCACGAAAGTACGGGCGAGGATATAACGGTATAACGTGTTGTGTAGAAACATCCTGACAAGGCAACTTTTCTACCAGCGTGGCATGACCTGTTTGTAATTGCTGATCCCCAAAGTCATTTGCATATGTACCGTCTTCGTTGATCTCTGCTTCTGACACCCTGCGCCCCAGTGCAATCGGCGAACTGATCTTGCCCCAGTGTGGGCAGTCGGGGCATATGCCACCTTCATTTTCATCGAATGTAGTGCAACGGTATGGGCCTTTAATTAGATCCAACTTCTTGAGCGTTAGCTCTGGCGTGTACTCAGGGTGCTTCTCAGATATTTTTTGTGCAGCTTTGTCACCATCTTCACAGAACTTAGCGATGGACAACCCTGCTCTCCACATCGGCTCACTCGCCTCTGCTTGACCCTTAATTATGCGTGCAAGCTGCTTGCAGCCTTTGTTGTTAGATGACTTCAAAAGAATATCTTTGAAGTTATATTTGAGGTTCTGGATGATAGCTTCGCGTAGGTTAGATGGCCCCTCTTCTGCCACGCGCTTTTGTGGCAGTGTGAGTGTGTCTATGCCCACCTTGCTGCCGAAAAAATCAAAGTTAATTTTGTCGGGTGTTTTATTTACAGGTTCTACCAGCGCAGGAATATCGGGTTTGTGGTTGCGTGTTCCAACCACCCGTAGAACCCGCGCAGCATCTGATGGGACAGCAGGATCTATTTCTAATCCAAACTCTTTGCATTTACGTTTGAACTGTTCAGCTACCGGCTTCCACTCTTCTACTGGCACCGGCTCGTTTAACACCCAGTAGACGTGGAGTCCACGACCTGAGTTCACTATAAGAGGTTTTGGTAATTTTAATGATACGCAGAAGTCTTGTAGTTTGCGTATCGCCTCTCCCTGTGTGGCAAAACCTTTGCCGGTATCCGCCTTGTCCTCACCACAATCTAAATCAAGAAAGAAAGATCTTATGTGGCTAACATCCTCTGCCCGACGAGTCCCCTTCTCTTTGAAGTTACCCATCGCAAAGTAAACGTCACAACCCTCTTGATCGTAATACTCAGCGGCTTCCGCTAGTTCTTCTAGCGAATCAAAATATACTTGCCGGTGCCTACCTGCTGTCGAGCTATGTATAAAGGCGACGTATGCCCCTTCGGGTGGTAGCACCCAACGTAAAAATTCTATCGTGTTCATTTTTGCACCCAGTGCCGAGGGTACGCTGTGACAGAGATGTCGGCGCATCTTTTTCGGGGGAAACTAGAACCCCTAGTCACAGCGGAGTGATTGCTAAGGTTTAGTCATCCCAATCCTCAACAATGGCACTCAGATCGTCGTCATCTTCCTTGGGTGCGGGAGTAGATTTCTTTACGACCTTTTTTGGTTCCTCTATCTCAGAGGTGTCTGGCTCATCACCGAAAATGTCATCGCTGTCATCTTCAGGCTCATCAATCGTGCTACGAGTTGTATCTGTAAACGGGTTATCAGGTTGCGCTACAAAGCCCCCATCTACGACGCCGAAAGGCGAACGTGCCGCTAAAGGCTTGTAGTCGATGACTTGCACAGCACTAAGCCTCAAACTAACGCCATAACCGTTGATAGCGTATGGTACAAACGTGAACGCCACGTTTACGGTGCTACCTGTGGTTAGCTGAAAATCTGACGGCAGCTTGTTATTTTTGGCATCGACTTGCAGTACGGTTGTTTTATCGCTGCCGTATGCGCCTTTCAGTCTGGCCTTACCTACCCAACGACCATCTTCCTGTTTTTTCAGCGGGTTAGGAAACTTATCAGGCCAACCATCTTTTTTACCAGCTTGATAAGCCAGCCTCATTGCCTTGTGCAAAGTCTTGGCTTTCGTTGCATCCATGACAAAAGATATTTCATATGCGGCATTGTCATCCAACGGATCGCACTTAACAGAGGCACCCTTGCCGCCATTCGCAGTCTGGTCAAACTTGTACGTAGCGTCGAGTTTTGGGTATAGAGCCTCGACATTCTCTATTGTGTAATACTTATAATCATCAGCCATTTTGGTCTCCTAGTTGGCTATCGTAAACCCTTCAGTAGCAGTGAAGGGCGAACCTTCACGATTATGTGGCGTAACGTCGAAAGCAATCGCTTCTAATGTTTCGTCACTGTCCACCATCTCTCTCACTAAAATAAGCTCTTGCTCTTCTAATGGTCTCTGGGGATAAAAGAACAGCTTTGGCACGACACTAGCCGTATCAAAACTTATTCTCGTCACCACCGCTGCGCTGGGCGTTCCATGCCCAGACAAAAACTTGGCATAAGCCTGCAAGGGCATCGAACTCTTACCTGCTGCTTTGCCAAATATCGAAGAGGCAGGGACTTGCAATTGGTAGACCGTTTTTAACGCTCGTTCTTCAACGATTGCTAAACGCTGCCCAAACCGACAAGCCCTACCCCCACCTTCACCAGAACCTCTTATGTTGTGCGTGCAGTCCATACAACGCGCACTCTGCTTTTGGTTATCTGGCACTTCGGGAGCTGGTCTCTGAGTGTCTTTTGACCAACACGTCGGCAAACGTCTAGCGTTCGGATCGTAACTATCTTTGTAATACGAGCGCGATACTCCCGCTGCGTTTACAATAATCACGTCTGCTACCGTGCCGTCTGGTTGGTGATCTAACCCAGTAAACTTGTTACCCTGTAAACTGACTCGACGCACTACACGTCTTCATCAGGATCAAAACTGGTGGGGTCAAACCCCTCCGTTTCAGATTCATCAGCTACTGCTTCACCCTTTAACAGAGTTTCTGCAATCGTTGCCAAAGCGAATCTTTGGGTATGCCCTATCTTTATGTACGTGTTTTTCGGTATGACCCCATCCCTCACCCATTTACGGGCAGTGGATAATGACACACCAAAATGTTTCGCAACATCTTCAATCGGAACTAATTGCTCCATCACGCCTTCCTTATCGTTAGCGCATACTCAGAATCCACGTTTAGTCCCTTCGGCAGTAATTCAGGATTCTCTTCGAGAAACTGCTTAACCGCTCCTTGGTGTAAACGCTTTTCAAGAAACTCTGGCACCTCATGCTCCAAAATAAATTGGTGCATAGATTCCCAATCAGATGTCCAATACTTCTGCTTAACGGTACGGTAAAACGTACCAGCATCAGTCTTAACACTCTTGATGTCGTTTTCTTTGAGGTAACTGAGCAACGCGCTCTTGATTTTGTTTTGCTTGTTGACAAGTTTTTCGTCAGCCTTCCTGTACTCCGCAGACAGTTCGTCTCTAGCCGCTTTTAGATTCAGATAAGCCTGAGTCAGTTTTGGTAGAGGTACACCGTCTACATTTTTCGCATCAGCCATGTTTTGTCCTTCCATTGCCGAGAAATGCAATATAGTTACAGCTAGTAACTTAATCAAGTATTTCTTGGTAAAGATCTATAATTTTTGTATGTGTGTCTATTTTGTTATCTAGAAGTGCGTACACGCGCTTTTCTATGTGCGATCCTCGTAACTGCACAACGGTGCACTTGTGATCCTGACCCGTTCTATGGATACGAGCATTCGCCTGTGCATAAGTTTCGACAGAGCTTGTCGGCCCCCACCATACGATTGTGTTGGCAGCGGTCAGCGTTACGCCGTGTGCCGCCGCTTGCGGTTGGATGACCAGCACTCGTGGAGTATCTGTTTCTTGGAACTCTTTGAAGATGCGCGTACGGTCACTGGCCTTGACTGCTCCGCTGATGACCTCCGTAGGTATCTTGTCTTTACGTAGCTTCTCAGCAAGCAGTGTGATCGTGTGCTTGAACGGTACGAACACGAGAACTTTCTTGCTGGATTCGTCAATCACCTCGCGCAGAACCTTGTATCTGTGCTTGATGTCGAACTCCACCACCTCGTTGTCGTCGGTATACACCGCGCCAGAACTTATCTGTAACAGCTTATTCATGTTCACTGCCGCTGTTGCCGCTGTCACCGTTTCTTCCGCAGCCTCCATGACCATGCGGTTCTTTAGTTCTTTATAGTATTTATCCTGCTGACGGCTGAGTGGTACGTCACGAGTTGTGTATATGATGTCAGGTAGATCAAGACACTCTTCCTTGGTAAACCGTATCGCTGGTTGTAATGCTTTGAAGACTGTCTCTGTAGCGTTGGGCTTAGGCACCCACTTGAAGTTTGTGACCTTGATCATGGTCTGGTCACGGAAAGAGCCAAAGAAGCGTGGCACCGCTTTCGGGTTAACAAGTTTAGCCAGACCGTATGCGTCCAGTGGACTCTGTGCGGCGGGGGTGCCAGTCATCATCCATAGCCACTTGTCAGGGCCGAGCAAACTGTTAAGTGTT